GGCACAGTAATGAACGAAGAAAGATACTGTGAATTAGAAGTTTGGAATGATAGTATTAATATGTTTATAACAACATATTTCTTCTGGGTTAAAGATAAAACAGATATACCAGGAGTCGACTTTAGATCGCGCAGTGCAATTGATGTTAGAAATTATATTACTAATCCAACAAAACAAGGATTATCTTGGTATGCACCAATTAGTCATAATTATGAATGGACTGAAGAAATTGCAATTACTAATACAAATACAACACAAACAATTGGACTTACAGTGTTGGCAACCGAAATTGCTTCTGTAACAATAAATGGTGTTAAAGTTAACTGGGCCATGGGTATGGCAAACACAGATGGTAAAATAAACACAATTATCTTAATGTCTGCACCAACAATTAATGATTCGTTGCGTATTGGTTACAAGCGAAGTGGCGGGGCAATGATTGTTAATAATATTGATCATTTGCTAACCATTGAAGATTCGGTATTACAATTACGATATAATACAAAACCAACCGAAGGCAATGTTCATAAACAATGGACCTTAATTAGGCCTGGTGATCCTCGTAGTTCTGTTCCACCACAATTTATTAATAAGTTTATTGATAGTATAACTGGTTATGATATTACAGGATTAGTAATACCAGATTCAACTATTTTAAATGATATTGAAAAATATGGTACTTTAACAAGGCCTAGACAAACGTGGTTTAAAGATGTTAAAAAGGCTAGAAAAGAACTAGTAACATTTCTTAATATAAAACTAGCACCATTAGCGTTAGACGATGAAAGAATAGCATGGGATGCTAGTATTAGTTCATCTTTAATTACAACAGAAGACTGGTATGGAGTAAAAGAAAGCGTTACTAGTGACGAAGGCATTACTACAAATACACATTGGAATACTGACACTGCCGTTGTTAAATATACTGTTAATACAGTTACAGAACGCAATGCATTAACAAATATGGTTATGGGCGATATTGTAAAAGTAATTAATGCAGGTAGTAATAGATGGAAATTATATCAGTTTGCTGGTTGGGGTATTTTAACTTCTTGGATAGCAATTGCCTCAGAAAAAGCAACAAGACAATTTGCAACAACTATATACACAGATGATTTAACAATAACACAATCAACTGAATTGCGTACTATTATTAATGCATTATTCAATAACGTGTTTATTGCCGATTGGTATGTTTATAAAAATGAAACTATTTTTAATATGATTAATTATGTTCTTTCAGAACAATCCGAAATTGATTGGATATTTAAATCAACCTATGCAACAACAACTGTTACTGAAAATGATATAGCACAAAAAGATAAATGGAAGGTTGACTTATTACCAAATACACAAGAATATATTAATGAGGTAAAACCTTATTCATCGAAGATTCGATCACTTACTGGTGTAAAAAGTATTAAGTTGGATCCAGCAAAGACTCATTCAACAGACTTTGACAATCCACCATATAAAGATATATTGGGTATTTTTGGAACTGCTAATACTGTTATACCATTACAAACAAGTATTATTGATCATTTGCCTACATTACAATCTGGTATATATTCAGATTATTTTGCAAATAAAAATAATACAAATAAAATTCGTGCAACAACTATTAAAATGCATTTTGATAGAATTCATCCAACTATGGAAGAACCTAAAACATATACTTCTGGTGTTGGTACAATTGCTGGTGTTGATTCTCGTCCAGTGCGCCGTACATTTATAAAAACAGAACGAGAAAGAGAAGTTGACCTATTACAATCAATTGTTAGTGCTTCGGGTGTTGGTGTATCAAGTGCTACACAAATTGGCGGCGCTTTACATCGAATTCTTAAATATTCCTTAAACAGAGGCGATGGCGCCGGCGGAATTAGCGGTATTATAAAAACATTAGTTAATTTTAAATTAACAGTTGATACTGATATTGCAAACCATTATATTATTGTAAGCAATGGATTGAACTCATTAGCATCATTAACATATGAACATTTAACAAGCAAAATTGAACAAACTGATACGTATTATACAGGAATGAATCTTACAATTAGCGAGGCTGTTGCAAGATATGATTATGATCAAAACTCAGTATTGCGTGCAGGCCCGGATGATATTGCGCCTTTTGGTACAGAACCAGCACCAGGCAAAGCGAGCGAAGCACAAAATAAAATTAATATCTTTATCAACAGATATGAGAATGGGTTAACCGCAATAAGAGAAAAATTATATGATGTTAATGGCAGTTTAAATAGTGATTTAAAACTTCAAATAGAAGATTCATCACGGTTCACCACTGCAATTGTTGGTCCTGAAGCAGATACCTGGGGATGGGACAGCGACGTTTGGGATCATCATGAACATGACGCCAAAACAGGCCAAGATGTTCCTGTTCGATCCTGGGACGAAGGCGGCAACTTAGATATAAATTACAGTGAGTTTAATAATTATAGTTCAGAAAAATTAATATCTGGGGATAAAGTAGGCTGGCATATATTTGATTTAGCAACCCGTGCAGGTATTGAAACAGTTAAGTATAGTACAAAATACATTTATGTCCAGGCCAGCGGCCTGCCAGATCACAAATATGGACCGTTCCCAAATGCAAATAATCCAAACACAGTAAAAAATCAAAATGCACTTTGGAAAATTCCATTAGAAGTTGTAGTACCAATTACAGCAGATAAAGAAGTAGTGCCGATGGGTGCAATAGCGATCGCACGAAATGGTGTTGTATTTTTTAATCCAAAAAGTACTAGTACATATTTAAATGAAGACATATGGCATGAGAATGCAGTTACAACCGAAACTGGTATTGATGACGAATACGGTCATGCCGATGAAACTAATCGATATCATTATCATCAAAATCCAAAAGCAATGTATGATGATTCATCATATGCACATAGTCCATTACTAGGATATGCGTTTGACGGTGTTCCAATTTATGGGCCACGTAGTTTTACAAATACCAACGGTACTGGCGAAATACAACGTATGCGATCTAGTTATAGATTAAAATCTGGTACAAGAACTGCTATTGGTAGTGAATCTGTTCCATCAGGTAACTATGATGGAAAGTATATAGAAGATTATGAATACGTAAATGGCTTAGGCAATTTAGATCAGTATAATGGTCGTAGTGCAATTACACCAGAATATCCAAGCGGTGTATATGCATATTATATTACAGTTGATGATTTGGGTGCTAGTGCATATCCATATATTATAGGTACAAAATATTATGGAAGACCACTTATCGAAAATTATCTAACAGAAGCACCACCAACAATTACTGAGGATATTCCAGTACAAGATAGGTACTTATCAAATGTATCAACAGATAGAAACGACCGGGATAGTAAAGGATTTCAACGGCCACAATACGAACAACATCCAGAAGAGTTTATCCCAATTGCTCCTAAGGAAGGATTACAAATTACTACGCAGACTCATGCTGTTTCTGTAAAATTTGCTGGTACATTTACTAGATCAGCAAGCGGTTATGCTACAGTCTCTGGCGGCGGAGTTACAGGAATTACTATAACCGATCCTGGTGCAGGATATACTAGTGTTAATGTTGTAATAAGCGGATCTTATGCTACATCAGTAAGCCCATTGCCAAGCGGTTGTACTGCAACTGCTACAATTGGTACTGGTGCTGATGCTGGTAAGATTACATCAGCAACAGTTACAGCGCCTGGTACAAACTACTTTGATTTAGCACTTAGTTGGAGACAATATTATGATGCTAATGCAGAAAAGAGAATTTATGCTCTTGGCGACGAAACAAGTACAACACTTACAAGTAATTTAACTAAAGGTGGCACAGAAATACAAGTTACCGATGTAACAAAATTACCAATGCCGGTTGCAGATTCATACAACAAAGGTTTTGCTACTCCGGGAGTGGTGTTTATTGGCACCGAAAGAATTGAATATTTTGATGTTGATGTAGCAAATAATAAACTATTAGACTGCCGCCGCGGCACAGTAACTACATCAGATGAATCACACACAACTGGCACAAATATATATGGCATTACAAGTATTAATACAATGACTGGCAATTACGAAACTATGTGGGCACCACATAATACATACGGGTTAACCAATTCGGGAAGTTCCGAAGCAAGATTTTTGCGGGACAATAAAGGTACTGCATTAACATAATATACTAATATAATTATCGTTGATAAATACTTATAGAATGAGCGACATGATGGAAAAAGAAATTAAAAAAACAGAACAAGAGCAACCAATTGATGATATTGGCGGAGTTCAAATGCAGGGGCACATCTTAATACGTGATATTACAGATGAAGAGAAGCCTATTGAACTGGTTAACAAGCGTAATGCAATTCATTACGGTAATATGGCGCACTTTCTTGCACAAAGTTTAGCAGGAAAAGCCAATTATGATATCCATTATATGGGATTTGGCACCGGTGGTTCAAGTGTCAATGCTTTAGGAACAATTACATATAAAACAACAAATGTTTCTGAAGCACCAGATGTTACTCCTGTGTCAAGTTTACATACTTTAAAATATTTTAAAGTTGTTGATGATTTGGCACCAAGTAATATTGCTACCTCAACAAACAAAATTGAAGTAACAAAAAGTACAACAAGTTATACAGATATTAAAGTAACTTGTACATTAGATTTTGGCGAGCCAAGTACACAACAAGATTTTGATAATAGTGCTGGCAATGCTGATGATACTGATTTTGTGTTTGATGAATTAGGATTGTTTAGTTTAGATCCATCAACAGGTAATGAAATAGTAGGTGATGCAACAGCCTCAGCCACTCATACTGACTTTGCATCGAAGTGTTTTATGTTAACACACGTAATTTTTCATCCTGTACAAAAATCATTAAATAGAATAATTGAAGTAGTGTATACACTACGAATACAAATGAGTTAAGAGAGGAAAAATGACATATACAATTAATACATTCGATGGAAACTTTTTAACAAATGTTTCCCCGGGTACTGTAGATACAACTGCAAGTTCTCTTACTCTTCTAGGTAAAAACTATAGCGGCTATGGTGCGTTAGTTGCGAGCAATTTTGTATATTTAACTGAAAATTTTGCAAAAACATCTGCTCCTGCAAACCCACTTAAAGGCCAATTATGGTACGACAAGAGTGAGAATATGCTTAAAGTTTGCGGTACAGCAGGCGATGCAAATTCGTTTAAAAGATTAGGAGTGACGGTGTCAGCAAGTGAGCCAGCATCTTCACTAGAGGGAGACTTGTTCTTTGATACAGGTCAAAAACAATTAAAAGTTAAAAGTGGATCAGCGTTTATTAACGCAACTACACCAGGTGATTACGGTGCAAAACTAGAGTTTGTTAAAGTAACATCAACTACTGATATTACAAGTACAGATTCAACTGATATTAAAACAGTTGTAGCAATGGTTGTTAGAGATCCAGCATTACCAACTGCAACTATTACAGCAGATATGATTATTGCTGTTTGGGCACAAGAAACATTTTGGTTTAAAGCAACAGAACCGTCAGGGCAAGGCGAACAAGATCTTGTTACAGCGGTTCATGGAGCAACTGACACTGATGCAAGTCTTGCTAATAATAGTAAACTTACAAGAGGTATGAATGTTAATACAGCATATACAGATGCTACTGTTAACCAATCGTCTGATTCAATTAAATTAGGCGGACAATTACCAAGTTATTACTTAGATTATGCAAACTTTACTAATTCAGCAGTTGCAACATTTGTTAAAACTGATGGTAATTCATTACCTAATTCCGATAACTCGCACAATATCGGTTCAGGTAGCGCACGTTTTGCAAATATTTACAGTACAACCTTTATAGGTGATTTAACTGGTAATGCTTCAACTGCAACAAATTCAACGCAACTAAATGGTAACGCCTCGACGTTCTATACTAATGCTGGTAACTTAGCATCAGGCACAGTTCCATCAGGAAGATTAACTGGTACTTACGCCATTAGTATTAGTGGTACAGCCGCTAATGCAACTGACTCCGCTTCTTTAGGTGGTGTTAGTGCGGCAGGTTATGTTTCTACTTCAGGCAATCAAACAGTTGCTGGTATTAAAACATTTAGTAACGATGTTATAATGTCAGGTAATTTAACAATTAATGGTACTACAACAACTGTTAATACAACAACTGTTTCAATTGAAGATAACATTATGCAACTAGCATCGGGTAACTCCGGCGCTTCAGCAACATACATCGGCATACAGGCAGAGCGTGGTGCTACAGATGCATACTTTGTTTGGGAAGAATCATCGGACAAGTGGAGAGCAACAACTTCAGCAGATGGTACAACTCACACAGATGCAGACTTTCAATGTGCTACATTAACTGCCTCAACAGGCATGACAGCGGTATATGCTGATATTGCAGAACGTTTCCATACTGATGAGGTATTAGAAGCAGGTACATTGGTTGAAATCGGCGGAGTAAACGAAGTTACAAAAACTAAAACTTTTTGCTCAACAAATGTTTTTGGTGTTGTTTCAAAAGATCCAGCACTTAAAATGAATTCTACAGCAGGTACAAGTACTACACACCCATACGTTGCTTTGAGTGGTAGATTAGATGTTAAAGTTGTAGGTAGGGTTAATAAAGGCGATCGTTTAATTGCAAGCGAAGTTGAAGGCGTTGCACAAGCATTACGTCAAGATTTTATTAGGCATTGCAAAGACACAAATAGTGACGCATACATGTGGGGCGTCGTTGGTCGTGCTTTAGAAACTAAAGAGACAGACGGAATAGGTTTAGTAGAAGCGTATATCCAAGCGCGAGCATAAAACTTTTATGCTAGAAAAGAGTCGGCATTTATGTCGGCTTTTTTTGTGACTACACTATATATTGATAAATATTACTATAACAAGTGTGGAACCTCAGACACTATAATAAACGTGGGTAATCGTACCAGTTACTGGTGCGTAATCGAGTGACGGTTATCCCCGCGTCGAAATGGGGGTAGTCCAGGAGAAAAAATATGACGTACTCTGCCGGTAATACGATTTTAGCAGCCGATTTTAATACATTTCATAATGATGTCGAAGACATCTTTGAAGATAACTACTCAGGTAGTGTCACTGCTGGAACGTTAATTTTCGGATATGGCGAAACTTTGCTACAAGCAGAAGTTTCAGCCGGTAATTCAATTACTGCCGCTCAATGGAATAACTTATACATGATGATCCACAGATGTGCTGGTCATCAGGGTTCAAGTATTACATTAGGTGGTAGTGTTAGTGCAGGCCCGCGAACAGCAGGCGATACAGTTACAGCGGATGGCCAATTGGCGGCCGCCATTACTGAAATTAGAAATAATAAATTACTTGCTGATGCAAGTAACATGACACTAGCCGCAGTTAATAATAAATCTGGTTCAGCAACATGGACCGCATCAACTACACAGAGTTTTACACAAACTTTTGCAAGTTATGACGCCGCAAGGTTTTTCTTTAACCAAGGTGGTGAAATGAGATTTGACTTTAGTCGTTCAGGCGGCTCGTCTAACTCTCAAAATACAGCATGGACCGCATTAGGTACTGCTGTTGGAGTTGTTGCAGTAAAAGTTAACACTACTACTCAAACAGGTAGTGGTGGTACTACTGGTGACAGTTTTGATGACGTTGTAGTTAATGCTGGTACAACAAGGACTATGTTTACACAAGCAAGTCCCTCTGGTTCGTATTCAGCCAATAACTATAAAGTTCAATGTGCATCAAATGCCGCTAAGACAATTTATACTTGGACAATAACCTGGACTGATGGCCACTCAAATGGTTTCTTCGATTCAGTTGATGGTACTTTGACTTCAGGTGTCGATTCGTTCAGAGCGACTGGTACTTACATTAATAGTGACGCACCATCATACAGTGCTGGATCATTTAGTCAATCATAATTTTAATTAAAATTATAAACCATAATTGACCCCCTGGATAAGTAATTATACCAGGGGGTTTTTTATGTCTGATTTAGAAAAAGCATATGACTTTATTAATTTTAGAACAACAATTGTAAATCAAAAACATTTATTAATAGCACAAATCGAAGAGCGCCTGACCTGTCATTTAAACGGCGGCACGTTTACAGCCGACCACGGACTTATTGCATTTATTGGCGACTTAATCGATTCAGGTTACGAACAATCACCTATACTAGATATTCATAATAATCCAATTCTTATTGAAAACTTACAAGAGTTTAAAAATATGTTACTGTCATGTTATATTGAAACAGTACAAGATTATTGGAATGACTGGCAAAAAATTAGAAATGAGCGGGATTTAAAAAAGATAGCAGATGTCTAAAGGAATATTAATCTTTGCATTTAACAACGAAAAGATCGATTACGAAAAAATTGCAAATGCAAATAAATTAATGATCGAATATAATATGGATGTTCCTGTGCATATTATTTCTAAAACAACTGAAACTGTATCCTCTACTACACGACATTACAGAGATTACAATGAAACGTTATCATTCAATAACGGGTTACGTTGGGATGCTTTTCATTTATCACCATTTGACGAAACATTAGTTCTTGATGCAGATTATTTAATAATGAATAACCGGTTAAATGCTATTTGGGGAAATGTAAACTCATTAATGATGAATACACAAATACAACCATTATATGCTAACGAATTTATTGAAAACGATCGTCTTAATGCTGGTGGTATTAATATGGCATGGGCAACTGCAATTTATTTTAAAAAAACAAAACTGGCCGAAACATTCTTTACATTAATGAAACACGTTCACGACAACTACCTTTATTATAGACAAGTGTATGAACTTGAAGGTAATTTATATCGTAATGATTTTTCGGCTAGTATTGCTCGGCATATGTTAAACGGCTTTACCGAAAACACAACAGCCGACATTCCGTCATTACCAACTAAAAAAATTGTTACAGCAAAAGCAGAAGATGAAATCATTCAATTTAACGGCATTAATAAAGTTAAAGTTAAAATTTCAAAACCTGAACGGTTAAATGAGTACATAGTTAATTCAGTAAAACATACTAATATACATTTTTTAAACAAAAAAACAATACTAGATAATTATGATTCAATTGTAGATTTATACTCATGAACGATCGCGGCTATTTTATAATAACACAAAATAATAACAAGTATGATTATATACGTATGGCATATGCTCTTGCGTTAAGTATTAAATTAACACAGAAAAAAATTAATAATGTTAGCATTGCATTACCAGGGGCCGAAGAACATTTAGTTACAGAGAAACAAAGATGGATATTTGACCATGTTATTGAATTGCCATGGGGTGACGATGCTGATGAAAATGAATGGAAAATTAATAACAAATGGAAGTATGTGTATTGCACCCCATATAAAGAAACTATAATATTAGATGCTGATATGCTATTTTTAAGTGATTATAGTAATTGGTGGGAGTTATTAAAACATAAGCCTGTTTGGGCAACAACGCAAGTACGTACATTTCGCAATGAACTTATAACATCCAATTATTATAGAAAAACGTTTGTTAGTAATAACTTGCCAAACATTTATACAGCATTTATGTATTTTAAAACAGGCGAAAAAGAAATGTGGGATTTAGCAAAACTAACACACATTATTATGAAAGACTGGAAACAGTATTATGGAAAATATTTAGACGCAACTCGTCCTACTTGGTTAAGTGCTGATGTTGCTTATGCATTAGCAATGAAAATTTTAGACATAACAACAGATTGTACATCACCATTAGAAGTACCAACATTTATACATATGAAATCTCGTATACAAAATTTTAATAATTTAATTGATGAAGATTGGACAAAATATATTCCTACACATTTTACTAACGATTGTAAATTAAAAATTGGCAACTATCAACAGTATTATCCATTCCATTATCATATTAAAGAATGGCTAACAGATGACATTGTAAATAAATTGGAGAATGCTTATAATGGCTGATTTTTATATATATTTTGATAATCAGAAACAAATTGTATCCGTCTCTGGCAGAAAAGATCCAACCTCACCTTATCGTTATACAGTTTTTTCTAGAGAAGATGCTATTGGTTTTATGGATGGAAGTATGAGAACTTCCGAATATCAAATTGTAGAAAATCGAAAAACAGGAAAGATTGCAATAGAAAAAAAGAAAACTAGTGTAATTTCTATACAAACGCTTGATGATAAATTATACAAAATTGAACCATTGACAACAGGCCAGTTTGATGTTAAAATTATACATAAGAATAATTCTTTGCATTTTAAATTAAATGCAGAAAAGAGAGAAAATCTGTTAGGCGATGCATCTGATATAACAATCAATGGAGTAAATACATTAGAATTTTTTATTACTTCAAAAGATGATCCACATTTTTTAAAGAAGCATATTAGTATCAATGTTGCAGATTTTATTAAACAAGATATTAAAGTTGAGTACGAACAAGATCTAGATATTAGTATCTATACAAAAAGAGTTTATGAGGACTATTGCTATGAAGATAGAAGATAAAATTTCGCAACCAAGATTTCTTGATATTGCTACATTTATGCGAGCGCCGTATAAAGACGACTACAACGATGTCGACATTGGTCTAGTAGGTATACCATATGACGGCGCCGTTACAAACCGACCAGGTGCTAGACACGGGCCAAGGGCCGTTAGAGATGCATCATCATTGATGCGTATGGTTAATACAACTACCGGTGTTAATCCATTTAACGATTTACGAATTTATGATATTGGAGACGTATGGCCTGACAAGCCATTTGATATCGAAGAAGCATTAAATATAATGTCCAAAAAATTTACAGAAATTCATCACTCGGGCATTATTCCAGTATCGTGCGGTGGCGATCATAGTGTTTCGTTGCCAGTATTACGGGGCATTGCTAGTCATAGACCAGTTGGTATGGTACACATTGATGCACATTGTGATACAAGCGAAGGCCATTTAGGAAGCAAATTTCATCACGGTGCACCTTTTAGTAATGCAGTTAATGAAGGGCTACTCGATCCAAAACGCTGTATACAAATTGGTATACGCGGCGCTCTTAATGACCCTGACTTATGGAAGTTTAGTTATGACGTTGGTATGCGAGTTATAACTATGGATGAATTTGAGGAGAAAGGATTAGATTATGTTAAATATGAGATAGACAGAGTAATTGGTACTGGTCCAACATATGTAACATTCGATGTTGACGGATTAGATCCTGTTTATGCTCCGGGTACTGGAACACCAGAAATAGGTGGACTAACTACACGCGAAGCGTTAAATATAATTAGACACCTAAGCGGAAAGAATTTAATAGGTGGCGATGTTGTTGAAGTTTCTCCACCATGGGATCAAACCGGTAACACAGCAATGGTTGGAGCAACATTTATGTATGAGATATTATGTGTTATCGCGCAAGGATTACAAAATGGCACAACAAAGTCTAAATGAATTTGATGTTTTTTATATTAGTTTTGATGAACCTAATGCTGAAAAAAACTATGCAGATCTAGTTAATAAAATTCCGTGGGCGCGACGCACACACGGAGTTAAAGGATTTGATAGTGCTCACAAGGCGTGTGCAAAGGCAAGTAAAACAGATAGATTTATTACTATAGACGGCGACAATATTGTTAACGAAAAGTTTTGGGATCAAACATTAGAAATAGATCCTGATTTACACAAAAAAGCAATTTGGAGTTGGAGTAGTGAAAATATTATTAATGGTCTAGTGTATGGTAATGGAGGAATAAAACTTTGGCCGAAAGCACCAACACTAGTAATGAAAACACATGAGAATGCAGAAGCAGAAACATCTGCTATTGATTTTTGTTGGGATTTAGATTATAAACAAATGAATGATATCTACTCAACAAATTATCCCAACGGCAGTCCGTATCAAGCATTTAGAGCAGGCTTCCGCGAAGGTGTTAAAATGTCACTAGCAGAAGGAAAAAAAGTAAAGCCAGAGCCGGGTGCGTTTGAAAGAATGATTTGGCATAAAAATTATACACGATTACTTATATGGTGTTGTATTGGAGCAGATGTAAAAAATGGTAACTGGGCAATATACGGAACAAGGCTTGGTTGCAAACTTACTAATTTAGATACAACATTTGATATACATAATGTTCGAGATTATGAATGGTTTAAAAAATACTTTGATGAAGAAATAGAACCAAACATTAATGAAGATAATATTAATGAAAAAATTATTGAGGTTGGTAATATATTAAGAAACGATATTGGAATGCAATTAGGCGAAATTAATGCTGATGCAAGTAAGTTTTTTAAACGTGTTTATATTAATCCTCCACGAGTAGAAGGATTGTTAGTGCGATGACAACTGAAGAAGTAAGAGAAAAACTTAATTCGGTTAGCAATAGTTTTTGCTTAGCCAAATGGTATCAAGTTACAGTACATTTACAAAATGGACATACACATAGTTGCCATCATCCTGGAACACATAAAATACCATTGGAAGAATTAAAAACTAATCCATCAGCATTACATAATACAAACTTTAAAAAAGAACGTAGAAGAGAAATGCTTGATGGTAAACGCCCGGAAGAATGTGGATATTGTTGGAATATTGAAGACAGCGATGGCGACCATTTTAGTGATCGCCATTTTAAAAGTGAAGCAGATTGGGCAATGCCTGGATTTGATGATGCCGTAAACAAACCTTGGGATTACGATCACTATCCAAGGTATATGGAAATTAGTTTTGGAAATGTTTGTAACTTTAAATGCATGTATTGTTATCCTAATATTAGTAGTCAATGGATGGAAGAATCCGAAACATATGGGCCTTATCCTACTTCATTAAAGTTTGGTAATTTAGAACATCTCGATGTCAAGGGTACTCGACCAATTCCAGAACGAGAGCATAATCCTTACGTTGAAGCATTTTGGAAATGGTGGCCTGACTTATATCAAAATTTACATACTTTTCGAATTACAGGTGGCGAACCATTATTAAACAAAAATACATTTAAAGTTTTAAAAGAAATTAATAACAACCCGCGGCGCGATTTAGAATTAGCAATTAATTCAAACCTGTGTGTTCCAGATAAAAATTTTAATGAATATATTAACCTTATAAAACAAACCTGTGAAAAACTCGATGACGTAAGATTATATACAAGTTTAGAGGCCGTTGGATCTAAAGCAGAATATATACGATTTGGATTAAACTATAATAAATTTTGGAGCAATATTGATAGGCTTTTACATGAAATTCCTAAACTTAAAATTACATTTATGTGTACATATAATGCATTAAGCGTCACAAGTTTTACTGATTTTTTAAAGGAAGTAGACCGACGTCGATTTGAATTACCATGGGAAGACGGATTTCCTCAACTTCAAATTAGTACGCCATATTTGCGCCATCCTGAATTTTTAAGTATTAAAACTTTGGATAATTCGTTTAGAAGCAAAATCGAGGAAAGTATTAACTATATGGAAGAAAATGCAGGCGCCCGAGGCGCACCTGGATTTACAGCATTTGAGCGAAGCGGATTTAAACGAATCTTAAGTTGGTTTGATAGATCAACACCAACAGAAGTATTAAGAGTACAAAGGATGGATTTTGTAAAATACTTTGACGAATACGATAAAAGAAAAGGAACTAATTTCTTAAAAACATTTCCTGAATATACAGAGTTTTATAATATGTGCAAAAAATTATGTTAGATATTTTTCATTTAAGTTATTACGAACCATTTGCCAACGAGACATTTAAAAAACTACAAGAAAGATTTCCGTGGGCAAAGCGTGTACAAAATATTAAAGGTATTTTTAATGGACATAAAGAGTGTGCTAGGCAAGCATTAACAACAATGTTTTATGTTGTCGATGCCGACGCAATACTTAAAGATGATTTTGACTTTTCATATCGTCCTAGTCCAAAGTTAGAATATTGGGATGGTGTAAAACAAACGGAATGCGTACACGTTTGGCGTTGTGAGAATCCAATTAATGGATTAGTATATGGATACGGCGGAGTAAAATTATTTCCACGTGGGCCATTACGTGCCGCAATAGACTGGCATATTGATTTTACTACTAGTGTATCAGGTAAGTTTAAAGCGATGCCCGAAACTAGTAATTCAACATACATAAATGCTGATGCTTTCACAGCATATAAAAGCGGATTTAGAGAGTGTGCAAAGTTAGCATCTAAGACAATTAAAGATCCAGAAGGTTATTATGATAGTGCTAATGACCCTAAGGTATTAGAGCATTTAGAAATTTGGTGTACTAAAGGCGAAGGACCATTTGGTGCTTGGGCGGTACTAGGCGCAAAAGACGGAAGGAAACACGGAGAGAAAAGTCAAGGAGACACTGAGGCATTAGATAAAATTAATGACTTTAAATGGTTAGAAGAAAAATTTAATATGAGGAACGAAGAAGCAAATGCATACACATGAACTATTAGACAGATTTGAATTATTATATGCAGACAAGGAACCTGTATTAGCAGACTTACGCCGGGCAACTCTTGATGACGATTTAAGTAGTATTTTTAGAGTTGCTGATGCTATTGCAATACAACATGAAAATATTGACGACTTTCGTAAAGCAGTTATGGAAAAGAATTTACATTCTGTATTTCGTGTGTTTAATATTTTTGACCAAACTGCTTCGGAAGAAGATTCTCACATTGAAAATTTTAGAAAAGCAATTACAGAAAAAAATCATCGAGCAATATTTCGTGTTTTTACACAATGCGGTATTACTAACGAACTAACTGATTTGCGTAAAGCAAAGATTGAAAAACTTGCAGAAATCGAAGACATACGTAAAACTATTCTTGAAGACAATTTACATTCGTTATTTAGATTACTTGAACATTACGAAATGGATGTTCCTTTAGAAGATTTACGCAAAGCAATTGTTGAAGACAATTTACATTCTATATTTCGTGTAATTGAAATGTATCAAGAAAAGGAATTAATTCCACTATCAGTGCCACTTGAGGATTTGCGTAAATCAATTACAGAAGAAAATATACATTCTATATTTAGAGTACTACCTCGAATTGATCCAGAAAATAGAACATTACCGTTAATAAGAAAATTTGTTATTAACAAAGGTGAAGACGCCGACGCACATATTAGATTAAAAAACACGTTTGACGTAATTGGACTATTTGTTGACTCCGTATTATTGGATACATTACGTAGAGTAATTAATACATTTCCGGATGCAAACATTCAAGATGCTTACTCTCGTGGACAAATTTTAAGTAAGAAATGGCTTATAAAAGAATTAGAAAACTTACCAGTAGACTTGGGTACTGTTTTTCTATGTGCTGGATGGTACGGAACGTTATCGTTAATGCTTTTTGAAGCAGGTATGAAAATTACAAAAATAAGATCGTTTGATATTGATGACGAGGTGTGGCCGATTGCTGAAACTATTAATCGGCCGATGGTAATGAGCGACTGGCAATTTAAAGCACAAACAGAAGATATTCATAATATTAATTATAAAGACGGCCACACGTATGATACATATAGACGAGACGGCAAGGCAAGAGAATTATATGACAAACCTGATACAGTTATTAATACCAGTTGTGAACATATAGAAAACTTTAGCGAATGGTATAACAAAATTAGTAAAGGTACATTAGTTATTTTACAAACTAATAATTACTATGAAATCGATGACCATGTAAACTGTGTTGACAACATTGAGCAATTTAAAGAAATGGCACCGATGACCGATTGTATGTATGATGGTATATTAAACTTAGATAAGTATAATAGATTTATGTTAATTGGATATCGTTGATGCTATCTTTTACAACACCTTTAAAAATTTACTTGTTTAAAGATCGTAATATTGTAAATTTTAATATTAAAGTTACTAATAATATGGTCAATGCATACACATTTACTATTGCAGATTTTGAAAATCTTCTTAAAAATTGGCAAGTGGCCGGCGGCATTGAATTAAAAATTAATAGTAACCACTGGCATGTACAATGGAAAAAACGAGGGCCGAGGCCTCGATGTGAAGTAGCAGACTATGTTAAAATAAGTGTTTCAGTAAATACTGGACAAACATTTCATTATCGTGTAGATTTTACAGATATGTATGAGATGCAACAGGAATACTTTTATCAAAAAAATAATAAAATGTATTGGGATTAAAATATGTATACGTATGATGAAATTAATACAGTTCATTTAGAAATTACACAACGTTGCCAAGCGGCATGTCCTATGTGCGATCGCAATATGAATGGCGGAAATGATAACCCGCATATGACTGATGCTGAACTTAGTTTAGAAGATTGTAAAAAGATTTTTAGTGTTCCGTTTATTAAACAATTAAAAACAATGTATATGTGCGGCAACCTAGGAGATCCAATTGTTGCTAAAGATACGTTAGAAGTATTTGAATATTTTAGAGAACACAATCCTAAAATGTGGTTGAGCATGAATACAAATGCCGGAGCACAAAAAGAAGAATGGTGGCAACGTCTTGCTAAAATATATGGACGCATGGGCACAGTTATTTTTAGTGTTGATGGATTAGAAGATACAAATCATTTATATAGACAAAATGTAAATTGGGAAATAGTCGAACACAGTATGCGATCATTTATTAATGCTGGCGGTAGAGCACGTTGGGATTTCTTAATCTTTGAACACAACCAACATCAAGTAGAACAAGCAGAAGCATTTGCAAATGAAATTGGTTTTGAGAAATTTACTAAAAAGAAGTCCGGCCGTTTTATTAGCAGTATGACAAATAAAGCAAAACAAGAACACCAAGCAGTAAATCGCAAAGGCGAGGAAACACAAACCTTAACAAAACCAACAGAAGAAAAATATACAAATAGAGCATTAGCAAAACAAGAACAACTAGTTAAACAATACGGTAGTATGATGGACTACTATAACGACGCAAAAATCTCTTGCAAAGTAGCAACCAAAGAAGAAAAAAGTATTTTTATAACTGCTGAAGGATTACTTATGCCTTGTTGTTGGACTGCTGGACGTATGTATAAGTGGTGGCATAAGGATTATAAAGTTGAACAAGTTTGGGATTTTATTGACCGTGCCGGAGGAAAAGAAGGTATTAACGTAATTAATAATCGTTTAGAAGATGTTACACACGGCGGCCTATTACAAGATATAGAAGGCAGTTGGTCGTTAAATAGTATAGAGGAAGGCAAGTTTGGTGTCTGTGCGGCGAAATGTGGTACAGAGTTTGACCCATTTGCTAGCCAATTTGAATAATGATAGCACCAATATACGATCAGTTTGTTTTTGAACCTGGCCCTGATTATATTTTTATAGACTGGGACCTTGGAAATACTTGTAATTTTTCGTGTAGTTATTGTGATCCTGCTGTACACGATGGTACAGTTCCATGGGCAAATATTAATAAGATTGATAATATTGTTCTACAAATCAAAGACAATTATAAATTAAAAGATTTTCGTTTATATAATTTACTTGGCGGCGAACCTACAGCCTGGCCAAAGTTACCACAATTCATTAAAAAAATTAAAACACTCGACTCTAATACTATAATTCGTATTCATACCAATGGCAGCCGAACTCCTCGATATTGGAAAGAAAATTGTAAACATATGGATGAAGTTTTAATAAGTTGTCATCCTGAATCGATAAATTTAGAAACAACTTGTAAAAATATTAACATATTAATAGAGCATAATATTGCTGTCTCGGTTATGGTTGCAATGTATACTACTTTGTGGGACAAGTGTATAGAGATAGCAAATTATTTAAATGACAAATGCGATGTTCCAGTCTCAATGAAGCCTTTACAAAAAAAGCTCGGATATCCTGAACGTATGTCATATTCGAGTGTCCAAGAAAGTATAATGACAAATTGGAACTATAATATAAAACATACAAATAGTAACTTTATTTCTCGTACAATGAAATGGAAAAATTCAACAACAAACCAAGAAACACTTGTAAAAAATATAAATCAGTTAATAGTTGATAATACAAATCATTGGAGAGACTGGGACTGTTATATTGGTTTAGACAGTTTGTTTATACGAGCAAACGGTGATATTAAAGTTGGATCGGATTGTAACCCGGATTACATTATTGGTAATTATACAAAACCTGGTGAGATATCTTGGCCTACAAAGCCAATTAGATGTGCTTATTATTCTTGTTTTTGTGGTGCCGATATGGCAACTAGAAAACTTAAATAAATATCTATATGACTGTAAAATATATTGGGATTGAAACCAATTATAAACGATTAATACAAATTGATCTTGACTTATCAAATCATTGTAATTATGCTTGTACATATTGCGGGCCACAATTTAATGGCGCAACATCTAACTGGTGCGACTATAAAAAACTTATATTGTTTCTAGAAGCAGTAATAATACAATATCCTGATGTAAATATATTTTTGCAACTCAAAGGAGGAGAGCCGACTCAATGGCCACCTTTGAAAATATTTCTAAAAACTATAACAAAATATGATAACATATACGTGGGTATTATTACTAATCTATCTCGTACTAAAAGATTTTGGAAGGAATTAAATCTTACAAGAGTAAACAGAGTGTTGGCTAGTTTTCATGCCAAACAAGCAAATATAAAACAATTTATAGAAAATGCAAAAATATTATATGATCATAGAGATACTATAAATTTTGCGTTATTGCTTCTAATGGATAAACCTTTTTTTAATAAAATTATTACTTTAAGAAAACAAATAGAACAATTGCCATCGCCATATAATAATTTAGAAGGCTATTTTTCCCCGATAAGGGTATTACTTAGAGACGATTCCGTTACACAATATAACGATGCCGAGGAAGAAATAATTAAAGAATTACAGTCGAGGCCGACGCCGCACCGTCGCGGCGTAGACTGTTGGGCGGCATTTTCAGATACACATCCTAAAACAGGCATACCAATAGGACTTGAGTACTTATTACAAAAAGATCAATTAGATTATCGAGGATGGAAATGTTTTGCCGGCATAAGAAAATTTATGATTGATTCAAACGGAGATATTTACGGAGCCCAATGTAAAGTTATGAAACTTGGAAATATTAATACAACGTGGAAATTTAATATAAATCCAGTAAATTGCACTATAAGGCATTGTGCGTGTCTGTCTGATATACAAATTCCAAAGTATAATCCTAAATATAATCTGTCTGATATTAATCATATTATATCTTTAGAAAAACTCGAAAGGATACTACCATGATGACTGTTTATATAAAATTAGAAAGGCCGACCGAATTACAAACATTCTGGGTAAATTATCTACGAGACGATGATACATATATTATAAATCACTGTCCTGGCAATATGAATAAAACATTCGATGATATACCAGATGTACACAAATCTAACTGCAAAAGGATTTTATTGGGTAATAATATTTTTCCAATTAATAAAGAATTTTTTACGTATGCAAAACGTCGGCCAAAAGAAAATCAGCGATATATAGAACATTTTGTTGATCCAGAAACCGGCCGGGATTTATTAATTCATGATCCCGATTTAACGACAATTAAAAAAATATCATATAAAAAATTTACGTGGTTTTTTAATAGTGAACCATATGACGAGATAGAACTTGATTACAGAGTGTTAGATGAATTACATTGTATGCCGACTGGTTTCAAAGCAAATTGGATACTTTCGAGATCATACACGCGAAATACTACAATATATTATTATGATTTTAATAATTATATGTTAAAATTTAAACGAAAACTTATCGAAACTTGGGACGGATATGATTACCCTGCATTCATTAATAATTATGGTTTTAAACAAGACTTATTACCAGATAATTTTAACAAAGAACTATTAGAAGCAGAATGGCAATTAGAATTGGCTCGATGGGGTGGCGCAAATCCTTTTGCTCGTCTATGGAATTATCAACGACAACTTAATTATAAATTTATAGAACTTGATCTTTTTAATGATTTTGAAAAAATTAAAATTACAGGTAATGCTACTTGTTGGTTTAGTAATGTATTCTTCTATCCGACTTTATTTTTAAAACATGATCACCAATATATATGGAATAAATTTAATAACTTTATGCATCATCTTACTCATAGATTTCCTCTTCCAATAATATATACCAAAGATCCATTTGGTTGGAGTCATCTAAATGAAAAAAGATGATAATAAATTTTTCTGTGTTCTTCCTTTTATACACTTTGCAACTAGTGTAAATGGAAAGGTTAGATTGTGTTGTAAAGTACCAGTGTCTGATTCGATTAGAATAGATAATAAAGAAGCGTCTTTAGAAACACATAGTATTAGAGATTTTTGGTATAGCGATTATATGAACGGCGTTCGTGAACAAATGATACTCGGCCAGGCTGTGAAAGATTGTAAGCAATGTTATTATGAGGATTCAATAAATTTAAAAAGTAAACGAATAAATGAAAACGAATATTATTATGACCGCTATGGTGCCGATCTTCAAAATAAAATATCGTTAACACCAGACATGCCGATCTATTTAGATTTACGTTTAGGTAATTTATGTAACTTAAAATGTAGAATGTGTGGAACTCAATATAGTTCACAGCACGTTAAAGAATACACAGATCTTATTAAAGATTATCCAACACTTGGTAAAGATTTTAAAGAAACATATTTTGGTACACAGCAAGATGACAATTGGTTTGAAAATCCTGAATTTTGGAAAGACATAGACAAATTAGCACACAATGTTGATCATCTTATATTTGCTGGAGGTGAGCCCACGTTACATCCTGGAGTGTTTCGATTATTAGAAAAATGTGTAGAACTAGGAAAAGCAAAAGATATTCGTGTACGGTTAACAACTAATATGACAAATATACCACAAAAATTTGTTGACATTGTCGATGAATTTAAACAATTTACATTTGAATGTAGTATTGATGGCACTGAAAATATTTTTAACTATATAAGACATCCAGGCAATTGGAATGCTATAAAAGAAAACTTTGAAAAGATACTTCCGACTAATGCTTGGATCATGGTAACGTCTACTATTCAATTTTATAACTTTCACGATGTTGTTCGATTATGGTCCTGGGTTAATTCATATGAGCGCAAAAGATTAAAATTTTATCCTACACTTTTATATACACCATCATATTTTCAACCTGGATTAATTAAAGAAAAAGAAAAAGAAACATTAATTAATCATATTGAAAATTACATGAACCATTTGCCTGAGACTGATGTTAATACGCAAATTAAGGAAAGAATGAAAGGTATATTAGAACACGTTGCATTACCTATTAAGGATAGAGAAAAGCATATTCGGTCTTTAATAAAAATTACAAAAGTGATGGATAATTACAGAAATGAAGATGTGTATAATATCATTCCTGGTTGGGACTGCTGGATAAGTTAGGAACCATTCGGTTTGTCATTATAGTTAGTCCTGCTTTAGATTTTGTTCCATATTTAGTAAAATCAGTTCCACTATGTAAACAGCACCTATCAAACACAATAACACTTCGTCTGTCCCAATTATAAAAACCTTCTACGTTTAGCCCTGCCAAACTTTCATATGGAACATTTGTTAACCAATCATCATATACTTCTTTGTCAAATACTTTTTCTAAATCTGTTATAGGGCTACCATCAACATTAAACAAAGGTACTATACTATAATCTTTAACACTACGCCAAACATCTGTGCGGAACTCTTTTTTAAATCCCCTTACAAAATTTGTACCATAACTAATTGCTCTCTGTTTATAAACTGCGGTAGCACTCATACCTCCCATTGGCGAAACCCATAAAGGTATAATAATTTGCTTGTATGGTACATAATTTGGATCATGGTCTCTATAATGCCTACTTCCAGTATCGATATGTACGTTATATGGATTAGTACTAAAAACAAAATTGCCTGTATGAGACATATCGCCTTTTTGTAATTCTGGCATTATTTCTTGGAACTTATCAAAGAAATGATCAACTATCTCTCCCATATTGTCAAAGAAATGTAAAGTGCCACTGTCCTTAATACGTCTATCGGTATGATGTCTAAACATCCTGTCTGTAAACCATTCAACTTCATCCTCAGTAAAAAAGTCTTGTATTTGAAAAGACTCCTGCCACGTTTGTTTCCAATGTGGATATTCGTGTAAACCAACTTCAGGCCATGTTTCATCATTAGGAATAGTATCGTGTTTCGCTTTTGCTATACTATGCGAACCGGTATCTGCTCTATTTTTATATTCAACGTGTTTAGGTTTTTCAAAGGACATATAAATATTTATATGTCAACAGATTATTATAATGAAAACCTTGATTTTTTAAAAAGTCATTCTTCCTTTTGCATATATCCATACATTCATTTAGAAATATATAACTCTCCAAATGGCGGTCTACAAGGTAGTCCATTGTGTTGTTCAGCAAATGGATTAGATAAATGGGCCATGACAAAATTTAATAATAATGATACCGATGCCCGCGGCACCAACATCACTGGTAATTTTCATATGCCTAAATTTAACTCTATTAGAGATAAAATAGGAAAACAAAATATCCTTCCTGACAATTGTATTCAACAATGTCCGTTAGATAAGAAAAAAACAATCCGGACAGGTATAAACAATGATTATTTAAACCATATATCATTTAAAGAGATGGTCGACTCTCCTACATTAATAAGAATAAATTGGAAATTTGGAAATATATGTAATTTGGCATGCCGAATGTGTCAACCAACTGTTAGTAGCCATTTTAATAAAGTACTTTCAGCAAGTAATCATATTAATAATTTAAAAAAGTTTCAAATATCTGTAAGCAACGAAACAACAAAAACAAATCCAAATGATTTAGAAAAATTAAAACTCTTACTTCCAAATTTACAAGTATTACAAACATCGGGCGGCGAGCCGTTCTTAAGCGATGACTTAGATGAACTTCTCAAAACAGCAATTAAAACTAAAGACTGCGAACACATTGAGTTAATAATAACTACCAACGGTACAAAATTTATTAAAGAAAAACTTGATATTATTTCAAAATTTAAGAAGATAACATTGTTAATTAGTATTGATGGAACCGATGATGTTTATAATTACATACGTTATCCTTTTAGTTTCAAAATTTTAAAAAGGCGATTATAATATTTAAAAAAATACATACAAGAAAGACAACTAGAAAACAAAATTGTAATTCAATTTAATCCTATGGGTATGCTTTATAATTTATTTAATTATGCAAAATTACAAGAACTATATAATGAGTTATTGCCTCGAGGCGGCGGCTTCAATATAGATTTTAATCTTACTGGATTCTTTACTCTTAATAATAAAAATCATCATTATCATATTCTTCATTTAAAATTTGCACCAGAGTTATTGATCGGCCAAGCATTAGCGTTTTATCACAATCATCAAGAAACACAATGGTACAAAGATTTAGAATACATATACAATCAAAAACAGGATAATTCCTATCATTCATTAATAAAAGAATATACTGATATATTTGATGACATGTACGGTCAAAAATACTATAATCACTTACCGCAAGAAATAATAAAATTCTTAAACGAATAAATATTAACATGAGTAAACACCCTTCAGAAACATTCTGTATTCTACCATGGATGCATTTAAGTACACGCCCAAACGGCCATATGCGTGTATGTTGTACGGCCAATGCATCAAGTGTAGGAGCCACCAACGACAAAGAATTTGGAGGCGAAGTCGGTATACTTAAAGGTGCTGACGGTAAACCTGCTAATCTTAATACAAGTGATTTCCTTAGTAGTTGGAATAATGACTACATGAAAAATACTAGACTGCAAATGCTTAACGGCGAGAAGCCGCCTTCGTGTCTAAAATGTTATAAGGAAGAAGATGCAGGACATAATAGTAAACGCATGTGGGAAACTGCATATTGGGAGAAACGAGTAGACTTAGATACACTACTTGCAGAAACAAATGAAGATGGTAGCACACCTCCAAAGATACGTTACATTGATATGCGTTTTGGTACAAAGTGTAATCTTAAATGTGTAATGTGTTCGCCACATGATAGTTCATTATGGGTGACGGATCATCAAGCATTGTATCCAACAATTGAAAATAAAAATTTAAAACAAACAATGGAATGGAATAACAAAGGCCGGCAAAATGATGCAACATACAATTGGCATAAAGACAATCCTGTATTTTGGGATCAATTATACGAACAAATTCCTCATATGAAACAACTGTACTTTGCAGGCGGCGAGCCATTAATTATTGACGAACATTATGAATTGCTTGAGCGTGTTATAGAAATGGGCTATGCAGATCAAATGGAAATACGTTACAATAGCAATGGTGTCGAATGGCGAGATGATTTGTTTGACTTATGGAAGCATTTTAAATTAGTACGGTTTCATTATAGTGTAGATGATATTGGCGATCGTAATGACTATATACGTTACCCAAGCGAATGGGCTCGCAATGAAGAAGTATTTCGTATATTAGATGAACAAACCGGTGACAATACCGAAGTTACAATTGCATGTGCTGTCCAAGCATTAAACATTTTTTATATTCCAGATTTCCTAAAATGGAAACTTAACTTTGGCTTTAAGAAAATAAACATGTGGCCGTTCGGTGCTGGAGGCATTAACTATCATTTTGTTTATCATCCGCCTCACCTTAATGTTAAAATCTTACCTGCATGGTTTAAAGATGAACTTGAACGCAAGTATGAAGATTTTATTCCATGGTGGGAAGAAAATTGGGAGAAGGGTGTTCCGTCTTGGCACAAAGGAAAAGTAACTGTTGATGACTGGCGCAGTGCAAGTTATGGCATCAGTCGCTTACGTGGCATGGTTAATTTTGCAAAGTCAGAAGACTGGTCTCAGCGTTTGCCAGAGTTCCAAGAATATATTACTAAGTTAGATCAATTACGTGGCACTGACTTCCGTAAAACGTTTCCTGAGATGTCTAAATTGTTAGATTAATATGAGGCTCGATAACTTCAAATAACTCTGGTAAATCTTTTTCAAAGCTCTGGTTTCTTATTTTATCTAAGGCTTTACTATAATCATAAAATTCTTGTAAGGTTGAATCAACATTTTCAGATGATCTGAGACGAGTTATAAACCTAGACACATTTTGTTTTAAATCCGAAGGCATATTTTCATCAGTTGTGTAACCAATATATTTGTCTACTAAATTTTCTAAATTTGGAAATAAAAATTTGTTTAGGTAATCCGGCTTGTCGGCAAAGTTAAATATTATTGAATAGTCTTCGTCCTGTATAGGCCTAATACTTTTTACATCATACCACCAATCAATAAGTTGATCCATATACATGACATTATACATTGTAATAGTTGGCGCTATTTGAACAATAATATTGTTATATTTTCCCTCTATTTCGACCCAACGTCTAGCAGAGTCATCAACCTTTGACCATTGGCTTGGATAGCGAGCATATTCGTTGACAATGCCAACGCCGTCTATGCTTAAACATAAATCAACTTGTTTAAACTCAGATAGATGTTGAGTTATTTTATTACTTGGGAAATAACTACAGTTTGTAAAAATTTCTAATTTAATGTGTTTGGCAGCATCTAATTTAACAATTCGTTCTATAAACTTTGCAAAATTAGGATGGATCATTGGTTCACCACCTGTAAATTTAATCTCTTGTAAATTTCTTAGGCCGTTGTCTGAGATTTTAATATCAGCATCTTCAACTTTTGGCGCCGCCCAGTGTCCAAATTTTCCTCCTAATGCTACATCGTCATCGTGCCAAGTTGTACTTAAATTACTACTACATGATCGGCAAGCAAGGTTACAATAATTTCCAAAACCTACTTCGAGATATGAAACCGCTTTAGGAACTTGCGGAGTCATATGTATAAGTTGTCTATTAGACTTAGTATACTTCATATTATAATCACGCAACGAACTGAGGCGCATACTATTTCCAAAATCTTTAAATCGGGGCCCTGGTGCTATACTAACTGCATCTTCTTTATAACATTTCTCACAACCAGGAATATGCTTACCTGCTAACATATTTTTTCTTAATTTATTCCAGAAGTTACTATTAAATGCATCGTCGACAGAAGTATTTCCGCCCTTCTCTAATAAATCTGGCATCTCATCAAACCTAACGCCCGGGTATTTGTTTTGAGTAATTTTTCCAGAATTTAACGGCATGAGCTCTTGTAAATAAACTGTGTCTCCCCAAAACTCAGATTTATCAATTTCGTTATAATGGGTCGCATCAAGATTAAATCGACAACAAGGTTTTGGTTGCCCGTTGGGTTTATATTGTACATGCATCCATGGATAGATACAAAAGGACTTATTTTCTTTTATTAATAATGTTTCATAAAGATTACTAATCTCATTAAACTGTGGCTGATCTTGAAAATCTTTATAATCAATTAGGACATTACTATTTGCTACATATGTAGTACCAACTAAATTAAAAAACTTCTTTTTTAAATTATCTAAGCCATGAGATATTTCATTAGTACCTAAGAAAATATCACTAACCCAAAGTATTGCTCTTTCTGTATTTTTAGATCTAAGGTGGTTAGTTATTATATCCGGATCCTCAAGGAGATCCGCTCTTATAAATATATGTTCTTGTTTTTGATATTCTTGCCAACGAGATTTAAATTCTTCCTCAGAATCAAATTGTTCAATTAACTCATTTAAATATTGCGGCCATAAAGTAACTCGAGGCCACATAACAGTTCTAATGTATTCAAAATTTTCATATGCTTTAGTGTGTTTTTCAAATGTGTTTCTATCGCCGTCCCATAATAACATATGTTTCTTTAAATTAATTGTTTCCCAATTCATATCAAAGTGTATAAATTTAATTGGGTGATCATATGTTTTATACTTTTTATATGCTAAAACAAAATCTTTAAATCCAGATGCGGGCCCGGCAAAACAATCCATTGATCCCCAGTTATAAAACTTAAACGCCTCGGGATCAGAAATGGCATGTTCTGTATTAAACAGAAACACTGTACCAGTTATGTTGCCGTTAAAACTGGCCGCCACTCCCCATTTATATGCAAGAGTTTCTAATAGCCATTTCTTTTGATTATCTTGATCAAGAACAGGCATATCCCATACTTGATCTATTGCTTTCATAAACTTTTTAGGCTTATCTTCAGGATATGTAAAAATTGTTTTATTTCTTAATTCCATTGGTAAATTTAGTACAGGTTTACCATTCTTTAAACTTTCGTGTATTAAGTTCCATCCAAAACTTTTAGTATTTTCTTCAGTAGTGCCGTCGGACGGATTTAAATAGAGAGGCGTATAATTGTCATGTACATTCTTTTCAGACCTGTTTGCTATCCAAAGGTGCTTACGAACTTTTCCTTGGCCTACATCAGGGCAACCATATTCTTTATAAAGATTTAAATTAATAACAACAGTAATTGGATATAAGAAATAATAAGACCCTGAATTCCAACTTCTTCCGACGCTATGTTCTTTTCCGTCAATTATATGTCCCATTACAAGAAATTTATTTTTATCAAGTTTCTTTAAATAATTACGGAAAGCCTGTGCAATAATTGTTTGGCCTTGCATAGTTGCGCCGGTCCAATGTAAAATTACATAATCATAATCAACAGTAATATTATATTTTTTTCTATCTTTGTTGTCTTTGTTAACTAATATATCTAATATATGATTTGGATCTGAATGTAAAATAGGGGTAGATGGGCCCGAGTTTAAATCGACATAATTAAATTCTCTATCAGGATTAAATCTACGATAAAAAATTTCGAGTGTATTAAAAAATCTTTCTAGATCATCATTAGTCGAAGTAACAAATGCGTGGAAAATCTTTGTCATGCAAATATTTAGCCTCGCTAAATATTTGCATGGAACGCCCAGATAAATTACCAAATTCTTTTTGTACTGCACCTTGGGTACACGCATATTACGACTCAACTGGCCAAAGATTTCCTTGCAGTATTGTCTATATTCATGAACAATCCGATCGTCACAGGTGGGATGTTCAACGCCCACTTGAAGAATGGATTAACTGTGACGAGCAAAAAAATATGCGGCGGGCCATGCTTAAAGGTAAAATGTTAAGAGAATGCGACAACTGTAATATAAATTTTGCAGAACAGCGACGAGTAAAAAAAGTATATAAGGATTACTGGAATGATAATTATATAGATTTTGTCGATGAGATTTATGAAAAAACATCAGAGGACGGAACAACCACATTTGAACCTATTAGTTTTGATTATAGAACAAACATTAAATGTAATTTTAAATGTCGTATGTGTACTCCATTTCAAAGTTCAGCAATTTATAATGAGGCGATCGAAAATAACATGTCGGCCGAAGGTATTGTATATTATAATAAAGATAAACTTAGCGACATTGATTGGATTTCAAAAAAGAAATATGAAGAAGAGATTCTAAATAAAGAATTTATCCAAGCGGCACAAAGTGGAAGGTTAGTGGATATAAACTTTGCAGGCGGCGAACCTTTGTTGTTGCCAATACATTGGGAAGTTCTTGACACTTTAATTAAAAGCAATAATGCAAAAAACGTAGAAATACGATATCAATCTAATTTAAGTGTAATTGAATATCAAGGGAAAGCATTAAAAGATCTTGCAAAAAAATTCCATCGTTGTTATTTTCAAGCAAGCATTGATGCTGGTGGCCTTGCTGGCGAATATCTTCGCACAGGTCTAAAATGGAGCAAATGGAAAAGAAACTATACTACTTTACATAATGCTTGGAAAGATGATGATAACAGAATCATCCTACCACAAATGGCCGTTTCAATTTTTAGTATATTTGGATTTGATGAGTTGTTTGAATATTTGGCACAAAAACAAATTGACACAATTGATATACAAATAGTCTCTGCTAGTGCAAAAATTCTTTTATTAAGTCCATACGCATTACCACCTAAAATAAAAGAAGAATGGATACAATATTATTTTAATAAGTTAAATCATTGGAAAAATTTATTACATCCAAATATTGTTGATCATTTTGATAGATTTGGGTTACACATACAAAAAACAAAACACGTTCCAGGAGGAACGGAATATTGGAACAAATCAGCAACAACGCAAAAAAAGGTCCGGCAAGACAGTTACAAATATTTAAAAAAACTTGACGATATCCGAGGATCCGATATGAACATGTTTTTACAAAACATTCCATCATTACAAAAATGGTTTAATGAGATACAAGATGACAGATAATTTTTGCATTGCACCGTTTATACATTTAAATAATACGCCCCGCGGGAAAATTGATCCGTGTTGTGTCTGGGCCGGCGGCGAGATTGGAAACATGGAACGCGGTATTCTCGATGCGTGGGGAAGCGACGGGATGGTTAAGTTACGTAATCAGTTTCTAAATAATGAACGTCCGGCGTCCTGCATCCGATGTTGGGCGGTTGAAGATTCAGGTAGCAGTCATAGTTTTCGTATACGAGCAAATACTGATTTTAAAAAATATTTGCATTTGAAAACACGCCTTGATGCACCTATTTGGTTACAATTAAAACTTGGTGCAAAATGTAATTTAACATGTCGAACCTGTAGTTCAGGAAGTAGTAACCAATGGCTTAAAGCAGATGCAATAACAGCAATCAAGGAAACAGAACCCAAATTACAAAAAAAGTTACAACGGGAATACGTTAAAAATAAACAACAAGAATCTTCTTTTATATATGAAGAAAAGTTTTGGCAGGAACTAAAAGACATCACACCAGAACTAGAGTATATTACATTTACAGGTGGCGAGCCTTTATTAATTGATGAGCATTATGATTATCTACAGTGGTGTGTAGAAAATAACTATGCAAAAAATATTACATTAGATTATATTACAAACGCAACTATCGGTATAGACGATCATAAAAAAAACTTATGGAGTAATTTTAAACAGGTTGAATTAATTATTAGTATGGATGGCACCGGAAAACTTGCTGAATATATACGGACAGGCCTCAATTGGAATGAAGCAGAAGAAAACATTATGGGATATAAAAAATATCATGACGATCAATTTTCGCTTAATAAAAAGAAGTTTTCGTTTGTCGGCATAACTTTTTTAGTAAGTATCTATAATATATTTGACATGGCAAAGACTTTAAAATTTTATGAGGACAAGGATATACTTTTATATATAAACTATCTTCACGAGCCAGCATGGCAAAATATAAGAAACTTACCTAATACTATAAAACATAAATTAACAGATCTGCCAACTGAAATAACAAACTTTATGTATCAACCGGCAACTGGAAGTTTTACATTTTGTGACAAAGTTAAAAAACAAGAAGAAGTATATAAACAAGCAACCCGTAAAACTTTAAATTATGAGAAATTGTTTCCGGAATGGTGGGAGATGTTAAATGAAAATAGCACTATGCGGCGATAGTTTTTGTGCAGACCGGGGCGAACCATGGGACCCATGGAGAGGATATCCTACATGGACAGTGTTACTTCTTGAAGAATTTAATGCGACAGCCGTACAACACGGCGTTGGTGGAGATTGCTTATTTCATTCTTATCAACAATTAATCAAGTGCATTGACACTGTTGACTATATAATATTTTGTATAACCGAACCAGATAGATTAGCAAATCGACTTAATATACCAATGAATATTGGTATTGCTGAAAACGAATACATACCAAATCCTTTGCCACCTATAACTATTCAAAAAGCATCTCAGATTTATTATCGTGAACTTATTAATTTTGATTTTCATAAAATGGCACATAGAGGAATTCTAATGCAAATAGACCAATTAATATTAAAGAAAAAGAAAAAATGTATATGGTTTCCTTGTTTTGATACTTCCTTACAAAAATATAAAATTACAAGCGGGCCTTGCGGTACAACACCTTTAATGACTATAGCAAAACGGAACAAACCATTAATACCACATAGTAATCATTTTTCTGAAGAACAAAACAAGAATATGTTTACACTTTTAAAAAATATAATAAGTAACAATACCTTCGGCCCGGCCGATCTTAACACGGAAATATTATGAATAAGCAAGATAGTAAAACATTTTGTATAATGCCATTTATACATCAAAATATAAAACAAGAAGGTAAGGTATCTGCTTGTTGGCGTTATCCTGATCGCATTGGTGATTATAGGACAAATACCCTACAAGAAATATGGAATAGTAACGAAACCCGTGAATTACGTAGGGCATTATCAAACAGTGAAAAACCCGACGGATGTCGCAGTTGTTGGGACTTTGAAAATAGCGGTGTACAAAGCACTAGAATGCGCTGTAACGAGGTTTATGCACAATCCTACGGCTTGGACTACGATCAAATATTAACCAGCGTTACAGACGACTACAGTGCGTTGTACGCACCGAAATCCATAGAGATTAGGTTCGATAATACGTGTAATCTCAGATGTAGGCATTGCAGTCCTACATATAGCAGTCAGTGGGAAAACCTGGCATTTCATGAGGATGAAATTAAAGATTTCTTTCATACACACGGCGCCGCACGATTAGAGGAAAAACATATTTCCTTACCGGAAGAAAGGTTTCAAGATTTCTTGGAACTTATCCCACATTTATGTGAGGTACTAATTGCTGGGGGTGAGCCTCTACAACAGAAGAGACATTACATTATGTTAGAAAAAATGATGCCTTATGCTAAAGGCATACGTCTCAGTTATAATAGTAACTTAACGAGATTAAATTTAAAAAAATGGAATGTGCTAGACTACTGGCCAGCATTTAAAGAAATTGATCTACGAGTAAGTATTGATGGCTATCCAGAGATATACGAGTATTTTCGAACAGGTGGGAATATAAATGTAGTTGAAAACAATATTAAAAAATTACAGCAAGCAAAGATTAATTTAAATTTAAACACAACTATAACAGTTTGTATATACAATATAACTCGGATGGTAGAGATTGCCAAATATATTACAAGTTTACATACTTGGTTTCATACTAGTATGGTGCAATACCCTGCCGCAATTAATCCAAAAATATTACCAAAAAAACTAAAAGACACTACAACATTAAATTGGAAGGCCTTCCTTATGCAAATTGATTCGGATCCAATGTGGGAGGGATGGAATGATAAAGAAAAGGAATTGCAAAAAGAAAAAATTAAACAACATGGTAATTTTGCTATTGACTATATGAACAGCGAAGATCTATCGGGTAACATAGAAAATATGTGGAGTTATATTAATGTTCTCGATAAACACAATAATACAAATTTTCTAGACATTTATCCTGAATTTAAAACTGTTGCTACCGCAGGAATATAATCTTTAACATATGCGTTTCTAATTTTATCAATAACATCTGTTCTATGTTTACAAGTTTTTACTTCGCTTGGAAATGGATATGGATCCTCTAAAAGTGTAATAATACTTTGTATTCCAATGAACCCGTTTTTATCGTTAATGTTTGGTCTATAGACATTAAACTCTTTTAAAATTTCTTGCTTGTTTTTGGTTGTTAATATATTCCTAGGATTTAAATCGTTCGGAGAATGTAAAATATAAGTATGCCAAGGAGTTATTTTCTCTACTCTATTATATTTGTCTTTTGTTCTTAAAGACTCGACCCATTCGTGTACTTTCCAAAAATCAAAAATATTGTATATACTAATTGTCTGATGGAAACTAAGAAACCATCGCGTATCAGTTTTTGCTTTAAATGTTAAGTACTTCTCTATATTTTCTTCTACTTGTGCCCACTTAGATGGCCAGCGTATATATTCATTAGTCTTCCCTACACCATCTATACTAAACTGTAATTGTACCTCATTGAATCTTCCTAAACTGTTTAACCATTTATCAGTTACGTTTGTTAAATTTGATGTAATGTCTAAACGCAGATCAGTTCTTCCAATTCGTATAGCCTCATCTAAAATACGTTGTACTTGTGGATCGAGTGTTGGTTCACCACCTAATATTTTTAATCGTTTCATATTTGGCAATGCTTCTAAAATATATGTTGCATCTTTTTCATCATAGTTAAAGTCTGGGCGAGGTTTATAATCAGGAATTACATTAGGATTATTCTCTGCTTCTTTTGCTATTTGACTACTTTCATCCTGATTACACATACGACACATTAAATTACAAAGACGCGAAAGCCTTATATCCCAATCAACTGGTTGTTTAAAATCATTACCAGATTCAATATTAATATTGTTAATTTCTGGATGATTCAATTCAAAAAAGTTTTGGCCGTTGCGATAACTTTTTGACCCGGTATCTTCCATTTCATAACATTTACGACATTCGTATGACTTTGCATCATTAAGCATATTTGTTCTTATACGCTGATACGTTTTGCCTTGCCATAAGTCTTTTTCAAAATCAACTTCTTCCCAAAGAATAGGTTTATTATCCTTTGCAATTGCGTCAGGATTCATACAACATAACGTTGCTGTGCCGCGCGGCTGTAATAATATATGTTTAAATGGCAGAATGCAAAATACATTACTTTCTTTCATTAATTTTTCTATTTGTTTTCTGTTAATTTTTTCCATTTAAAATCCCCGATCGGTAAACTACCCTTCGCGCAAGTTTGTACACATCTAAATATTTTATCTTTCTTTCCGACACCCAATTCATTACTCCAACTTTCAACTAAATCAGTAGTATAAAATTCGTGTTGTAAAATTTTATCTGCACTATAATGATCCAGGCTATTAAAATCTTCCCCGTAGTTATCAAAAATCCTTTTTCTAATTTCATCTACAGTAGTTTTATCTGTTTGTAACAATGAGTTTGGAAGAAAACAACATGGCCAAAGTTTAGCATCATAACTTATAAAATACATTCCTTTATGCATATTATTACAATAAATTGTATTATCTATTTTGTCTTTAACTTTTTGATATAATTCTTTTGACTGTGTATATTGTGTAAGTGGTTTTGTTATTTGTTTACGTAATTGTATATCATCAAATGAAAGTTTTTCTGCTTGAATAATACTACGATCATATCTTGAAACAAAATGTTTGAATCCCATTTGCGTTGCAAGTATTTTTGCATCTTCAACTTGGTGCTTGTTCCATTCAAAAATAATAAACTGCCATAATGGTTCGCCTCCTGCGTTTATAAATGCTTCAGCATTCTCCATACATTTAGACCAATTAACATTTTGTCTATATAAATGATTAGTATCTTCTAACCCATCTAAACTAAAAAGCATATCATATTTAAAAAATTTTGTTAGTATGTTTGCTAACTTTGTAAAATATTGTGGATTACGTATTCCGCCGTTTGTATGAATATGAATATCATAATTTGGATTAATTTTATATGCACCTTCTAACAATTTTAAAAACTGTGGATACACTAAGGGCTCATCAATAGTTCCACAAAATTCTAAAACTTTTACAGATGCCATTGCTTTGCTTTTTAACAAATCAAATATTGTATTAATGTCTATATAAACTTTAGATGGAATAGTAAACTTAGAATCATTGAAACTATAATCCGTACGAACGCAACCCAAGCACAGTGCATTGCAAACTGTACTAAGTTCGAATTGTATTTTTATAGGTTGTTCTAAATAATGCATTGTCGTAATAACTTTTGGTAACTGCCATGAAATACCGGCCCCCAATGTTTGCCGGGCCCACCGTGTATAATCATATGATAGCGATATTCATCACTATCATTAAAAACAATATGTTCAAATCCAATATCAAGTTTATTTGCTTGTCCCGGTTTAAATGGTACTACGCCGCGTCCCCTCATAAAAAATTTACACCCGTCAGGGTTGTTTAGTGCTAAATTAACAGGTCCGAGTTTATGCATATCCCAATCTGTATGAGGGAAAATATACCCGCCTGGTTCGAGTTGCATAATTCTTACCCGAGCAAATGTTTCATATGTAAATGTTTCTTGAAAAAACTTTGCTATAGTAGGCATCCATTTACAAATATCAGTCCAAATATAAGGAACATCTTTATCCTCCATAGGTGAACCATCATCTTTTTTAAACCCATATCGATCATGATATTGTGTTTGCACAGCACTAAGACCATGTATGCATAAACTTTTCCAACCGCCATGTCCTTCATACAAAGACCTGTGAGGTACATAATGTTCTTTAAAAGAATGTGCCTCTTCGTACATTTTTTCATACGGTACTTTATATGGTAATCCTAACTCTAAATAGTTTAATCCGCTACTTGGAGAAGCGTTACCAATATCTGGGAGGCCTAACATTGTCTCGTTACAAACGTCCCATCCAGTCTTTAAATCATCTCGAAACTCAAATGGTTTAGGTTGTGCATCGGTCTTAACCCAGTTAAGTAGGTCTTGTGGCAAGGCGTGTTTTGTGCCTATGTGTTCTGGAATAATATGATCATCTGTATATTTGTATAGCATATGCATATTTATTTCTTACAAGATAAGTAGTATAAATGATAGAGAATTTTACAACTCGCCAGTTACAAAAAGAGGCCGCCAGGGTTATAGCAACAATGGATGCTACTAGCGATAACATTTGGAAATTTAATAAACTAGGTCATCATAATAGTGAGAACTGGTATAAAGGCGCTATTAATTGGTATATCGAAAAGTATGGTGATTTACCAAGCAAGGTTGGGCCGGGCAAAGATATTACATTTGTTATAGGGGATTAAGATGGCTTATACTATAAAAACCGAAGGTAATTATTTCCTTCATGATATTATTCCTGAATTTGAATTATCACATCCTAGATGGATATGGGTATTCTTTCATCCAGAACATAATCCAGAACATCAACATGTTGCATTACATTTACGAGTTTCGCAGGTTGAGAAACAAAGTATCTATGATACATTTCATTTTGGTGTAGATAAAGCAGGACAATTTATAGGTGCATCGTGGGCCAAGCCCGATGGGTTGAATGCTATACGATGGATCAAAACAGAAAACAAAAGATATATACTAGTTGAAAATGGAGAGGTTGGGGACGAACCAGATGGGTGGGGTAGTTTTTATTCACAACGCTGGTATTCTTTTAGTAAGTTTGAATATAAAGATATGCAACTTGAATTTAACTTGGCTATGAAAGAGACCGGATGGAAACGATGACTGTAATTTCTTTTATGGAACGAGAAAAAGAATTGCGGCAATACTTAAAAAAATTACCGTATCATAAAAGAACACGTACATCTCAGTACCAAGACCTTAAAGCAATTGTAGACGGTCGACACACCATGCCCGGTTTATGTAAAAAGTGCGGCCATTTGCCATGTCATGCTTATGCTGGTATGGGGGAAAGAGTAACATCTCGTTGTGGTCATCCAAGTTGTAATTGTATAGGTTGTAAGTGTGATCGATGTGATTTAAATTGGGGATGGAATGACTGATTTAAAATGGAGCGAATACGACTTTACTAAAATACCATTTGATAATTTAGTAAGAGTTGGCCAACGTAGTATGTTATATCGAGATATGTTTACAGTCTCTTGGCTACTAGGACGCTTTTGTAATTATAAATGTTCTTACTGCTGGCCGTATGCAAGGTCAGATAGAAAGGACCACAGGCCCACGGAACTGTGTTTAAAAACAGTTGATGAGATTAAACGACAAGCAAGAGGCAACGGGTTTAATAGTTTTCATTTTAGTTTGTCAGGCGGCGAACCTACATTTCATCCAGGGTATCTAGACATCTTGGAACACCTTGCTAATGATGTTCCTAATACAAATTATACCAGCGCACACATGACATCAAATTGTTCACGTAATATGAAATGGTTTGAAACTTATGTCCAACACGCGGCAAAGTTTCACCGTGCAAGTATTACAGCAAGCCTACACGTCGAGCATTTAAGCAC